GTCTAAAGTGGCGATTTCCGGTAACGCTTCCGGAACAGGGACTTTTACAATACAAGCCCCAAATTCAAACACTGACAGAGTTTTATCGTTGCCTGATGAGGCGGGGACGGTGTTGACGAGTGCGAGTGATATACCTGCGGGCAATTTAACTGGAACAATCCCTGCGTCTCTCTTGGGTAAACCGCTATTGTCATCGACATCTGTATCCACTGGAACAGTAATTGAACTACCCACTGGATACCAGTCATACGAAATTATCGGTCAAAACCTTGTGGTAGGTACGGCGTCTGATGAGGTGTTTATAGAGTTTTCTACTTCAAACTTCTCAGCAGACGGTGGCTTACAATCATCTTTCAGTTATAACAGGATTGAAGACGGTGCGGGAGGATCGGGTTCAAATGACGATGTAGTCATGGTTGCTACTAATATGGGAAATGAAGCAACAGACAACTGCAATTTTTCACTTATGGCGGATAATCTAACTACTAATAACACTAGAGGTTACGGCGGGTTTGGACAATCACATTACGGACACGGTGGTGATCTACACAGCTACTTCTATAATATTGGGTTTAGAAGTCAAACCACAGGGGTTGTCAAGTACATGAAAATTAGTGCTAGTTCAGGGACTCTAAGTGGGACTGTATTGGTGTACGGAGTAGGATCATGAGCGAACTCTTAGTCAACACAATCAAGAAAGCTGACGGCACAGGAAACCTGAGTGTCCCTGCTGAGACAGGTACGGTAGTCACCACAGCGTCACCATCGTTAGGTAGACGCAACCTGATTATCAACGGTGCGATGCAGGTGGCACAGCGTGGGACGAGTGCGACAGGTGTAACTACTACTGATGGTTACTACGCTTGTGATAGATGGACTTCTCAGACAGACACAGGAACATGGACATTAAGCCAGTCAACTGATGCACCATCTGGGTTTGCATATTCATTCAAAATGGATTGTACTTCTGCGGGTACATCTAATGCGGATGAAATCTCATTACGCACACGCCTTGAAGGTCAAGATTTGCAAAGTTTGGCTTACGGTACATCAGACGCAAAAGCTATTACATTGTCGTTTTGGGTTAAGTCCAATCAAACAGGCACTTACTCAGTTGTTTTTTACAACCAAAATACAACACAAGAGCGTAGCGTATCAGCAAGTTACACAATCAATGCCGCAGACACTTGGGAATATAAAACAGCTACAATAGCAGGAGATACCTCTTACAATTTCAACAACTCTAATACTAGAGACTTCCAGTTAATATTTTATTTTGGTGCCGCAAGTGGATTTACTAGTGGTACTTATAATACATCAGCTTGGCAAAATGCCGATGCTACTAACTGGGTAACTTCAGACATACCGGGTCTTGGTGGATCAACTAATGACTATGTAGCAATCACCGGAGTCCAACTAGAAGTCGGCTCTGTTGCCACACCATTTGAACACCGCAGTTTTGGTGAGGAGCTTCAACTTTGCAGACGCTATTATATCTCGACTACCTGCGCTAACCATTATGGATACGCAAATAACTTTGGCGGAAACGATGCTAGGTTTTCATTTCCAACAACTATGCGAGCCAACCCAACGGTAACAACAAGTGACACAGGCGGAACCATTAACACTTCTAGCCCCGTTGATTTTACTTGGAACCGTACAACATTCATTAACTCATATACAGCGGATGCGGAGTTATAAATGGAACAGATGAACATTACTTCAGCGCAATATGTAGTTGACCCGTATACACAAGAAAACTCAGCAATTATGGCTACTATTGATGGGCAATCTTTAGGTGTCCCACTAGACCCCGCAAACCGCCACTACGCAGAAATCATGCGTCAGGTTGAGGCGGGTGAGTTGGTGATTCAGGATGCGCCGGAGTAAGACGATGAGCCAAGAGATTGATCCAAAAGATTTCGGTGCGCTGCAAGCAGACGTAAAGAACCTGATGAAAGAGATCCATCTCTTGCGTGAAGAAATGACCAAGGTGAACGCCGCAATCAACCAAGGCAAAGGTGGCTTGTGGGTGATCGTGATGTCAGCCGGAGTTCTTGGGTCGGTAGTCACGCTCGCCATCAAACGATTGTTTGCAGGGTAGCTATGGACCCCTTAACGGCAATCGCCGCCTTCAATGCGAGCTATGCCGTTGTCAAAACCGCTGCTCAAAATGCTGGTGAGATCTCAGAGATCTTTGCTGGCATCGGCAAGATGCTGTCAGCCAAGCAAGCTGTCGAGAAGTCAGCCGGTGACAGCCCAGAGAAATCTGATTTGGAACTCTACGCTGCCAAGGTTGAGCTGGATCAGAAGTGGGCCGAGATCAAAGAGATGCTGATGTGGACCGGCCACTGGAACGCATACGAAAAGTTCGTTCAGGATCGACGCGAGCAAGAGAAGCAAGCCAAGATCGCACAGGTGCGTGAAGCGCAGCGCAAGAAGAAACTGTACATCGACATCGCCATCATTGTCGGTGGTGTACTGACAACGCTCGCTGTCATTGCAGCGTTTCTCTGGGCAATCAGTGAGGCAAGTAACTAATGGGATATTTTAATTCAGCAATTACGTCCCCGGACGCGATGCTAGAAATCGCACACCGTCGAGACTCCAGCGCACAAGCTGTCGATTTGTTTGGATTCAATCGCACCATCGGCACAATATATGAAACTGTGTTCAACAACGGCGGCGGTGTCTACCAGTTCCCATCTGAGATGGTGACACTGAGCTGCGTGTCGACCTCTGCTGCCGACACCATGTCGATCTTGATCCAAGGACTCAATACCGATTACGAAGTTATCAACGACATCGTGACACTATCAGGCACAACACCAGTCGCATCCAATATCCAGTTCTACCGAATCAACTCGGCAGTCATTCTGTCTGGCACTAACGCTGGCGCCATTTCAATCACAAACAATGCCACAGTACACGCATACATTGAGGCGGAACTAGGCAGTGACCAAGGCTTAATCTATACAGTGCCAGCCGACCACTCACTGTACATATTCACTGCACAGTTCACGTCAGGCACAGTCAATCCAAATAAGTATCTATTTAGTAGGGCGTTGACTCGCAGCAGCACTGGCCGACAGGTCAGATTTTGGGAAGCAACCTTTGCCACCAATGTGAACTACAGTCTGGTGCGCCCATTCAGAGTGCCGCCAAAGACTGACTTTACCATCGAGGCAAAGAGCAGCAGCAGCGAGAACGAGTTATCGATCTATCTCAATGCAGTATTAATGGAAGAGGATCTGTAAGATGTGGTTTCTGTTCGTTATCTTATTGGAGGCGGACAGATATATTGTTGGTCCGCAAGGTGTGTACCCGACAATGGAGGACTGCTTTGAGGCCAGAGATTTTTTCATGGCAACTGCACCGCAACCCAAGATTAACTACGACTCGATCTGCATACAGACAGATCACAATATAGGAGGCACATAATGTTCAGTGTCATCAGCAAGATGCTGGGATCAGGGGACGTCATCTCGAAAGGGATGGACCTTATCGACTCAATGCACACCAGCACAGAGGAAGAGATCCAGGCAAAGGCCAAGGCAAAGACGGACCTGTTGTCCGCATACGCTCCATTCAAATTGGCGCAGCGTTACCTGGCGTTAATGTTTGGCCTGACATTTCTGAGCAGCTATGTCCTGGTCCTCGGCATGACGATCTCAGGACAAGGCGACCCAGACGCAGTGACCAAGGTCATGGAGCAATTTAGTATCAACTACGCAATGCTAATCATCTTGGGTTTTTATTTTGGCGGCGGTGCTGTCGAAGGATTTATGGATAAGAGGAAATCAAAATGAGTCTGTATGAAAACATGAATAAGCGTAAGGCAGCCGGCAAGTCACGGTCCAAAAAGAAAAGCACTATCAACGCAAAGGTCTATGCTCAGATGAAGGCCGGCAAAGGTCCGTTCAAGCCCAAGAAGGATGAGTCGTGAGCTGGGAGTCACCCTACTTCACACAAGATGAGATGCGCTGCCAATGTGGCTGCAACGAAGACGGCATGGACCCTGACTTCATGGAGAAGCTGACCAGCTTGCGCGCCGATTGGGGTCAGCCAATGGTGATCACTTCAGGATACCGCTGCCCGCATCATCCGATCGAGGCAAGGAAGTCAAAGCCTGGAGCGCATACAACTGGTCATGCAGCAGACGTCGCCATTTATGGCGAAGATGCCTACAAGCTGCTGTGTGTAGCACTAGGGCATGGCTTCACCGGCGTAGGGATTGCACAGAAAGGTTCCTACGGTTCTAGGTTCCTGCACCTAGATGATCTCGAAACTGACGACGGATTCCCCCGACCGACTATCTGGTCTTACTGAATGAGACGGGACAATGGAGAAAAAGAAATTTCCGGCGTCCCAGGCAGAGGCGCTTAGGCAAGGTGTTACTTACTATTTCACCGGCAAGCCATGCAAGTATGGTCATCTGTCGGAGCGATTCGCTAAGAACAAGAACTGCCGCGAATGTCTACGCATACGCAATCGAGAGCGAACGAAGCAAGGCTACTGGCAAGACTACGGAGACGAAGCCTACCGCCAGTATAAAAGAGACAGAGCCAAGCGCTATGCTCAATCAGCAAACCACAAGCAAGGCGTTGCGCGTCGCAGATATTTTGAGAGAAACGCAAGAGTCGCAACCAGTCAAGGCGTTAAGGAATTACGGCGGCTACGACTTGAGGCACAGCTGCTATCTATCGATACTGGTGTGAAGCACGAGATCGATCACATCATCCCTTTGATCCATGCTCAGGTCTGCGGCCTCGACGTGCCTGGCAATGTACAGATCCTCACCAAGAGACAGAACCGGCGCAAGGCAGCGAGGTTCAACCAGGATAAACAATCAAAGATTCAGATGCGCCTAATAAAAGAAGCCCCTCCGAAGAGGGGCTGAGGGGTGCCGGTTAGCTTGAACCGGCTGAGGGAAACTAGCGGGAGTGAGGAGCGCTAGTAACTTGATTCTAGCACGCGAATTGAGCGAGCAACACCAGCACTACGCGCAATCAACTTGTTGCTCTCTAGCCGCTCCAGTGACCTAGAGATACCGGCCTTTGATCTCTCGCCAACTGCTTCCATGATCTCTGCAAAGTTTGGTGCGTACCCCTTGGAATCGATGTACGTCTTGATGAACTCCAGAGCTGCTTGATCTTTACTTGTCATTCTTCCCCCTAATAAATTTGTGCGGGTCAATGTTGTCCCAGATAAATGTTCTCAATGCCTCACAGTATGCGTCGTAAGTCATGTTCATGAACTCAGTCTGCTTGTCTGACGGCACAAAGACTTCTTGGAACTCTTCTGGCTTGCCTTCAATCTCAATCGTTATTTTCACAGGTGCCTCCACACTTTCCTGGTCACGATCTTACTGACGTGAGACTTGGTGACTTCAAATTTTTCTGCAATTTCTATCTGGCTCAGCCCTTCATCATGCAGCTGACGAATCAGCAGCACGTCTTCTGGATCGAGACGCCGGTGGTTGTGGTTCTGCCAATACGGATTGTCTGTCATGCCCACTTCCTTTTGATTAGCTCGATGCCTAGCTGTAGATTCCACTTGCTATCATCCCAGGCAGATGATGACAGCGTGTTGTTCAGGTTGTCAGCCAGGTTCCTGCGCCTCTCAAGCCCGTATTCACCACGGTTCTTCTTGATCCATTGCTTCACAAGGTACTCACTTTTTTTGACAGCTCTGCAAATGGCGGCATATGAGTCGCCGTTCTTGTACATCGCCACGATGGTTTCAATCTCAAACTCCGTCATACAAAGTTCCCCACTGACATGACAGCCTTCTGTTTGCGGCAGTCCATGCCTTCATCCCATGTACCGTAAAATTTATCTGGGTCATTTAAGCAGCTCGGCCATCCATCTAGCCTTAGATAAAATCGATTTGCATAAGCTGGTCCGCGAACTCCGCACAATGACTCCTCAAGATAATACTCTCTCATTGGAATCTCATAGTTATAGTGTCTGGACAAGCATGGCGTCGGCCAAAAACCAATCATAATTACCTCCTAGTACCAGTCGTCTTTCGTGGCTGTTCGCGGCTTGATAATCGGGTCGTCTGACTTCATACCTTCCTCAATCGCCTTGATAAAGTCATCGAAGACATGGTGAAAAACGAGTTTGCTGCACATCACCCCTTCATCGTCAAACTGAATACTGGTTAACTCACAAAACCACTGCCTGTTTTTACCATTTTCATCAAGATACCAATCATCTTGTAAAGATCTGCGGCAGTTTTTAATGTTTTCGATCGGGGTCAAATGATGCCCCTCTAGCAAAATAAATTTAATCATAACTCCTCCACTTTCAGCGTCTTAGCTCTTTCCCAGCGCTCTTCAACAGCAGGGATCTCTTTGGTTTGCGCCGGCTTGGCTTTGATCCGACGCAGCGGCCAGGTGATCTTGTAGCGTCCAGCGTTACAGATGTTTGCGTCCTTCTCTTTCATGTCGTTCATGATGTCGAGTTGAAGATCAGTGACCAACCCATCATAGGCTTTCAGCTCGGTTCGCAAATGTGCTAACCGCTCGATCTTTTCCTGTAGATCATTGTCGGCATCCATCTCGACGTCTTCAGGTACGTCGCCTTTCATGTCAGCTGCCTCAGCTGCACTCATCGCCGGATACCAATCCTCATCACGCACACGCCGCTCAAAGTCAGAACAAGCCATAATGATTTTTTGCTGCATTTCTGCATCGGCCTTGTACACATAGATGTACAGGTTCACCCCCTGGTACAGCGTTGCGATCACACCCCACTGCGCGCCGGTGCAGAGCATCTGACCTTGTAGTTGAATCGGTCCACGGTATGCAGCTGGTACGTCACTGGGTGCGACGCGAGTGAGCTTGGCTTCCAGCACACCTTTGCCATCCAACGTGATCGTGCCTTCCTGATTCATAACATAAATGTTATTAGCGACGTCTGTGTTGATCACCAGGCCATCAGCGATCGCGCCGCCATCCAAGGACGCCTGGAGCAGATCCTTGTAGTTGTAAGCTTCTGGGTAATCGAGCTTCAATTTCTTCAGACCGAGGCGCCGTGCAGCGGTGCGTATAATTTGATCTTCAAACTCATTGCCCCAGTCAGCTGCCTCGCCGACCTGAATCTCATAGTGATGCACACCTTCTTTGCGAGCGCGGATCGTTGTGTCCAGCTCATCGTTTGGCGTGGACCAGGGGCTGAAGCCCATGATATTTGGAAGACGGCTCGCGCTCATCTTCTGGATTGTGGTGACTTTGCCTACCATCTGTATAAATCCTCATCTGTTAGTGCGACCTTGGTATCCATCTGCGCTTGGCAGAACTCCCAGATACGCGCCGGTACGCTGTATGACTCCATGCCATCGACATCGAGCAGCTCCATGCCAGGCATTTCTTCAGTGTCGTTGAGCGACGTTTCGCTGAATCGAATGTCGTATTCATTCCCCTCAAACTCGACGCGCTGGTAATAGATCTTGATCATTTGAAGTAATCCTTTGGCCAGATGCCGCGTCCAAAGAAACGGCGTAGTAGCTTATCGGCTACAACAGACACGGCGATTGCCACGCCATAGGTCACGATGAATAACACCGCGATTGCAAACCATTCACTCATACAAATGACTCCATGATTGTTTCGATCAGGCGCTTTTCAATGCGCTTTTTATCGCCGTCAGGCGTGCGGATCGTGACGATACGGCCACGGTACGACAGGACTGTGCCGACGATCTTGCCGCCGGCCAGTGAGATTGTTGCTCCGATATGCAGCTCCATTACACATAATCCTCAACGTGAACATACACACCCACAGGGCTGCCGACAGGCTCCGCGTAATCGTTACGCAGCTCAAAGTAAGGCACGAAACTCTCAGGGATATCGTCCCAGCGTATGAAGACACCGATGGTGCCAGCAAGCACCACCTCACCGAAAGACTCAGGGTGCATCGCACCCCAGCGACCGATCACTTTTTTTCCAACGAATTCTTGATGATGCATTACGCGGCCTCCGGGTGGACAAAACGTCTATAATTCCAGACAGGCTTGCCATCTTGATCCCAAGCTTGCCATTCGTTTCCGATAAATTTACCGACAGTAATTACGCGACCATCTGGCTCATTGATCGTGTCGCCTGACTTAACGCGGACCTGACCAACACGCAATGTGCAACACGCATTCTCAGTGGCAGCTTCACGCGACTCGGTGTTCACGTCGAAAGTAAAGTTGCCATGCTGAGACTGGTAGGCAGAAGCAAGCAACAATTTGCCAGCAACGCGCACCTTGTAGGTGATGTTGCCGTACATCCCGGCATCCCAGGCAGTCACAACCTCAACGCCATTGTCAGCGCACCACTGATTGAAAGAACGATTTTCACAAACGCCGTTATAAGATAAATGTGTCATGTCGAATCTCCTCTTGTTTCCCTCATCGACAAGTACAGGTTAGACCATAAGTTCCGCACAATGCAAGCTTTTGTTGATTGCTTGTTGTCAACGACCGCTCTAGAGTTTGCAAAACATTGACATTCAGGGAGTCAAATGGGAGCAGCATCGAGGAACAAGGGCGCAGCATTTGAGAGAGAGGTTGCAGCCCTAATCCGGGACCATCTTGGGTACGCCGCAAAAAGAAACCTAGAGCAATACCAGCAAGGCGGGGACGATTTGTCCGGCGTGCCTGGTTGGTCTATTGAGTGCAAGCGGTACGCTGTAGTGAAGCCAGGCGACATCAAGGCGTTCTGGTTACAGACAGCAGCTCAGGCAAGTCTCCGTCAGCTGCGCCCAGTCCTGATTGTCAAACAAGACAGGAAGCCAATCCAGGTGTACATCAACTGGGTTGGCCCTGGTCATGACTGCTATGAGCAGCATGACATCAATAGCGTCGCGCAAATTAGCTTTGAGCTGTGGTGCGGCATAGTCAGAGAAGTAGGAGAAGAGTAATGCTAGGACTTAACGATTCAACAGCGGAGTATTTCCGCTTCAAGCCATCAGTGAACGCATGGTATGTGGATGGCGAAGAGATCGAGTTCAAGGGAATGGGAGTGGACCCCGCAAGCCTAAAGACAGGCTGGGGCAAGATCAGCGAGGGCCAGGCACCTGAGTGGCAATGGGACGAAAGACCCGGCGTCAAGTCACGTCAGCCAGACCCAGACTTCAAGCGCGGATTTAGTGTCATGGTCTTTATCCCTAACGCCGGATGGCGTGAATGGACCAGCACTGGCAGCGGTCCCAAGATGGGGCTTGAAGCAGTGTGGCCGGCAATCCATAACGGCGCAGCAAGTAACGCTGACAAGATGGCAATGGTTTCCTTTAATGGAGCCAAGGCCGTGGCGATCGGCAAAGGCACTACCCGTGTGCCGGAGTTTGAGTTGAAAGGATGGAAGGACAAGCCAGCCGATCAACAGGAGGCTGCACCAGCAGCTCCAGAACCAGCTCCAGAACCTCCTCAGCCAGCACCCCAGGCTGATTCTTCCTCGGATGAAGATTGGAAGTTCTGATGTTTGCCCCCTACGGGGGGCTTTTTTTTGGGGTGTTACATGAATAAGTACGCAGAAAACATTGGCGTCATTGCCCAAGAGATTTGGGGCGACCCAAACAAGAGGCTGTCCCACGGCAACGAGCTGAGGTTCGGCAGCCAAGGATCAAAGAGCGTCGATACAGAGAAAGGCACATTCTATGACCACGAGACAGGCGAGTCTGGTGGTTTCGTTGATCTATTCAAGCTTGCCAGACCACAAATCAACGGCAACATAGCCGACGCGCTAGAGAATGAGTTTGGCATGGACAAAGATCCACAGTTTGAGAAGAGGGAGCGCGATGTCACTACGGTTTATGACTATGTTGGAGATCACGGCGTCCTGGAGTACCAGGTGGTGCGTACCGACTTTGCGGATGGAAAGAAAACATTCCGTCAGCAGCGGCCAGACGGTCAAGGCGGCTGGATCAAAAACCTCAAGGGAATCGAAAGGATTCCGTATAATTTACCCGCCGTCATTCATCACAAAGAACGGATTGTATTTGTTGTGGAGGGCGAGAAGGCTGCCGACAAGCTCAATGAGATCGGACTTCTGGCAACTACAAATAACGGTGGTTCAGGTCAATGGGGCGACGAACACGCCAAGTGGCTGAAGGGTCGCCGTGTTGTCGTCATGCCTGACAATGATGAAGTCGGTGTGAAGCACGGCGCAAAGGTAGTCAACACATTGGTAGGCGTCGCCAAAGAGGTGAGGCTATTGGATCTATCCGACCAGCTACCGGCCAAGGGCGACATCGTTGACTGGCTGAACACCGGCAAGACCAAAGACCAGCTGTTTGCCTTGGTTAAGAAGTCGCAACTGATTGAAGAGCAGCTGGCAGACCCAGGCGAGATCGTAGAAGAGAAGCCTGAGATCTTCCAGACCATGAAGGCAAGCGAGCTGATGGCTATGCCACCGATCGTGTTCTTGGTTGAGGGGCTGCTGACTAAGTCTGGTTTTGCTGTGATGTACGGCGCACCTGGATGCGGTAAGACATTCCTGGCTCTCGATCTGGCGCTCAGTATTGCTAGCGGCATTGATTTTCATGGCATGGCAACCAAGCAAGGCGCTGTCTTGTACATTGCAGGAGAGGGCGTTGGCGGACTTGGCAAGCGAATCAATGCGTGGGTCGATCACCGTGGCAACGGGATCAACCCAGACGATCTGCCGTTTTATGTCCTGCCGACTGCGGTTAACTTTGCGAGTCCAGTAGAGGTCGAGAAGTTGAGCGTGACTCTCCAGCAGCTTGAAGAGCGAGCTGGGGGTTTCAGTCTGATTGTTGTGGACACAGTCGCCAGGGCATTGCTTGGCGCCGATGAGAATAGTGCGACTGACATGGGGCGCTTTGTGAAGGCTTGTGATCGGCTCAAGGAAGAGTATCAGTGTGCGCTACTGGGACTGCACCACAGCGGCAAGGACGCAGCCAGGGGCATGAGAGGCAGCACAGCGTTGATGGGTGCTGTCGATACCAGCCTACAGATCACCAAGGACGAGAACTCGGTGGTGAAGATCTATAACGACAAGCAAAAGGATGCAGAGCCGGTCGATGACTTGTACTTCAAGATGACACAGGCAGAGACTGGCACTTTCGGAACACAAACTAGCGTGTACCTGGAGAAGGAGGATGCAGCGTCGTTTACCAGTGGGTCGACTCTTAATGAGAAGCAGCTGAAGGCAATGAACTGTTGCCGCGACGCAATAGAGAATGGGGTGGTCAATCAGAGCATCGCCAAGGACTCATTTGTGTACTGGTTGGAGAATGAAGGTGGCGTTCATGGAGACGATGAGAAGGCTAAAAAGAGACGCAGAATGGCATGGCTGAGAGCGCTCAATTCACTGATCGATAGTGGCAATTTAGTGTCCGCACATGGCGGAAAAGAGCTGCGATTCAAAGACGAGACAATTATCGGGGGCGCACATGGCGCACATTGAAGCGCACATTGATGTGCGGATGCTGAAAGCCCCGTGGTTACTGGCTTGTAGCGTTAAGCGCACATCAAGCGCACATAAACAGCACGCACTCGGACACATAGCACGCACAGCACCCCACAGTAGGGTGCGTGCGGTGCGTGCGCTTTTTGGTGCGGAGTTAGAGGGGTAGAAAATGGCTTATAGAAAACAGACAAACATTCATCCTGGAGTCGAGCCTTGGGATGCAGCCCAGCAGTCTTTTATTGCAGCTGAAGAGAGGATGAATAAGAAGTGGGGTTGGTACACTTGGCATAGCATGGCATCGCCTGAGTTAGCACAGAAGTATCAGTCAGCTAGGAGACGGTATCTTGATGCGATACGTTCCCGTGAAGCGGGAGTGGTTGTTGATATGTGTGCGAACCTTGTGAAAGGGCTGCACGCTATCGACGCAGAGATCAGTGGCAACAACAAGCCAGACGACGTGTTCTATCTTCAGGCTAGGATCAACAAGAGAAACTATTACTTTGTGTCGGACCACATGGATATGCAGCGGGTCATTCCACTGATGAAGGGAAAAGACCCGGTCGTTTATCAGCTGGATGAGATCGTCAGGATCATAGAGGCTGGCAGTGTGACCGATGCTGATGGCATCAAGGCTGCGTTTCCTGGCGCCACAGTTAAGAACATACAATTCAAGCACAACTCGGAGCAGTTAGATGACGAAGTCCCTTTCTAACACGATGAGGGTAAAGGACTACCCAAAGGAAAAGCCAAACACCAGGGTGTACTCAATCATTCCTGCACGAGCCGTGCAAGATGACTCACTGCACCCAACATCACTCAAGGTGTTAGCTGCTCTGTGTATCCACACCAATGGTCATGGCATTTGCTTTCCGTCTCTGCTGACTCTTGGTCGTCACCTGAGTGTGGCGAGAGAGACTGTGTCACGGCACATCACTAGATTAGTCAAGGCTGGCTATGTCAGAAGACTAGAGGCTAAGGACTATCCAAAGGGCGTCAAGAAGAAAGGCGTCAGGATGACCAACAGATACCAGGTGCTGTTCAATGGCAACGATCTACTGCCAACCAAGGAGCAGTTCATGTCACCTGTTGCAGCGATCGTTGATGACCGAGCCGCAATGGATGTTGCGCTGCCTGATGTCGCACAAAAGAGAACAGGGGGTCTGGGGGATGAAAACAAGAGCTACCAGTTACTAGCACACGCATTCAAGCAAGCGATCGAAAGCACCAGCGGCATCACCAGGCTGTCAGAACCCAGCTATCAAGCAGCAAAAGTCCTGCATAATCAAGGAGTTACGGTCAATGATGTGCGTGATGCAGCCATTGCAGCTACCAAGGATGCACTGAAGAATGGACGCACGCCGCCATTGACTCTCGACCAGGTTGCGAAGTGGTCTGGGCTGTACAAGAAATGATCAATCTGTCCAATAATTGCACACAGTTATCCACAGGTTGGAGAAGGCTAGTAATATCAATGACTTACGGAGAGCGTCATGTCGCGTAATCATTATTATGTTAAAACTTGTGCGCTGCACAATGCCTGGCCCTGTGAAAAAAAAATCCCCGCCCGCCCAATAAAGGCACCTATGCCCCCCCGGGGCGCCTGATGCCTGGCGGGGGGGTTGCTCTCAAAATTTTTCCGGTTTTCGTTGGAGGACATAAAATGAAAGACACAATCAATCCAAGCCACTACCAGCGCGACGGCATGGAATGCATCGACGCAATCAAAGCAGCGGTGCAAAACCTATCCGGCGCTGAAGCCTTTGAGACAGGATCAGCGATCAAGTATCTCTGGCGCTGGAAAGAGAAAGGCGGCAAAGATGATCTGAAGAAGGCGACGTGGTTTATAAACGACATGATCAGTGATCTTGAGGAGGCCGAGTTCCAAAAGGAGCTAGAGAAAGATCAACCATTTATCCAGGTGGCAGAAAAGTTATGAGCAAGATGTCAGTGCGGGACGCCCGCAAAACATTGGCACTTGGGTCGGCTAATGAGAAAGAGGCCGTGAAACAAGAGCTGAACGCTATCGCTGCGTCGAACATTACCGACGTGCTGCAATGGACCGAGTCTGGCGGCATGGCCCTGCTACGCAGCTCTGATATCCCCAAGCACGTCCAGAAAGCAATCAAGAAGGTCAGGGTCACGCCAAACCAATATGGCAACGCGATCGAAGTCGAGATGCATGACAAGCTTTCAGCCCTGCGCGTGTTAGCTAGGTATCATGGACTAACTGAACCAAACTCTGACAGCGATTCCCGGCCAAGCGTGATCGGGATCAACATGAAAGGCCCAGCGGTCACAACCTATGAGGTATTAGAAGATGGCACGAACGAGCAAAGCGACGGACCAGAGCCAGAGGTCGACCAACAGCAGAAGGCAGAAGAAGACCAGCAACACCTCTTCTGACGACATCCTCGGCGGTCTAGATCTAGATTTTTCTGGTGCGCCGACAACCTGGAAGTTCTTGCATGACGATTCGTTTGTGCGCGGCCTGATGGGGCCAGTAGGATCAGGTAAGTCATACGGCTGCGCTGCCGAGATCATGCTGCGCGCCGTCAAACAGCCGCCATCGCCAAAAGACGGCATCCGCTACTCTCGGTTCGTGATCGTGCGAAACAGCTACCCTGAGCTGCGTACAACGACGATTAAGACATGGTTGGAGTTATTCCCAGAGAACGTCTGGGGTCCAATGCGCTGGTCGCCACCAATCAGTCATCACATCAAATTACCGAGTCGCGGTGACGCAGCCGGCATCAATTGTGAGGTGATCTTTATGGCGCTTGATCAACCGAAGGACGTCAGGAAGCTACTGTCTCTAGAATTGACTGGTGCCTGGGTGAACGAGGCCAGAGAGCTGCCGTTAGCTGTCGTACAAGGATTGACACACCGCGTCGGTCGTTATCCAACCAAAGGTAACGGCGGTTGTCCCTGGCGCGGTATTTGGATGGACACCAACCCAATGGACGATGATCACTGGTGGTTCAGGCTTGCAGAGAAGGAACCTGTGCGCGGCAAGTACAAGTGGGAGTTCTTCAAGCAGCCTGGCGGTGTCATTGAGGCATTACCCGATGAGCCGGCTGCCGTACCGGCGGCTGGTAAGTTTTGGAAGGTCAGCCCGACAGCCGAGAACATCAACAACCTACCCAATGGATACTACGATCAGCAGCTCGGCGGTAAGAACCTAGACTGGATTCGCTGCTATGCCGGCGGCGAATATGTGTATGTACAGGAAGGTCGACCAGTGTGGCCAGAGTATGACGACTCGACAATGTCGGATGACAGTCTCCAGGTCGACATCTCTCTGCCGCTGCACATTGGACTCGACTTTGGTTTGACTCCGGCGGCTGTCTTTGGTCAGCGCCTGGCTAATGGGCGCTGGAACATACTCAAGGAGATCGTGACCGACGACATGGGCCTGGAGCGGTTCGGCTTAATGCTGCTGCACGAGATCAATGCGAACTATCCAAAGATGGATGTACTGGTCTGGGGTGACCCGGCTGGACAGAAACGTGATGAAATCTTTGAGGTCACGGCGTTTGATCATCTGCGAACGATCGGCATGAACGCCAGACCAACAGCATCGAACGACTTCCAGGTGCGCCGTGAAGCGGGAGCGATGCCTATGAACAGGTACATTGATCGCCGAGCTGGCTTGCAGATACACAAGGATTGTCAGCGTCTGCGTAAATCATTAGCCGGTGGTTATCATTTCAAGCGCGTGGCCGTCGGCGGTGGCACTGAGCGATTTAGGGATGCGCCGAATAAGAATGAGCATTCACACGTTGGTGATGCGTTTGGCTATCTCATGCTCGGTGGCGGTGAGCATAAGGTCATGACTAGGGGCTACGGCGGGCGGTACGGTGCAGCCGGAGCGCGTGGTGGACAATTTACAGCGAAGACAGATTTTTCAATATGGTGACGTCAGAACAAGCGACCAAGATGGTCAATATGCGCGACCTGGTGTTTATGCCTTTCCATGAGTCGCACATGGAGAGGATCATTCCAAGCCAGGCAGATCTAGAGCTGTTTGACGCGATGGGTAATCTACCGGCGCGTCTGGAGGCGATTGCAAACGCCGATCATGCCTGGACGGTCTTTTACAAGATGCAGCCAGCTCTATGTCTCGGAGTCGAGATCAAATGGCCAACCAATGCCGAGGCTTGGATGGTCCCAGGCCGACTATCAATCAGGCATGGTACACTTTTGTGTAGAGGCGCCCGTCGGTTTTTTGATAGCATTGGGCCAGCGCTTGGTTTACGCAGAATCCAAATTGTGGTAAGTGTCGAGCGCAAGCGGGCGATGAATTGGGCTAAGTTCTTGAAGTTTCAGGAAGAGGGTCTGATGAAAGCTTATGGCCCTGAAGGGTATGACTATATGATGTATGCGAGGATTTACTGATGGGTGGATTTTTTGGTGGCGGCGGTGGTGGTCCAACTGCTGAAGAAAGAGCGGCACAAAAGAAGCAAGAAGAACTCAATGCAAAAGCGGAAGCCAGGGCAGAGCGAGAGCGCTCCGAAGAGCAGCGCAAGCTAGCCGCCCAGCAACGCGCAAGGCGTACAGGCGGGACGCGCTCTTTGCTTTCGCCTGATCGAGAAGACGCGCAGCGTGGTTTATCAACCGAGTTATCCGGGCAGTAGAGGTTCTTATGTCAGCAACAGACTCTCCATCCGGCGATTCTCCGTCGCAGTCAAAAAGAAAGTCAGACCAGCAAAAGCGCGCAGCGGAAGCTGCCAAGGTAGCAGCTGGCGGGTCATCTACCACGCAAGCTCGATTTACTCCTATGGGCGGTGATGATTCATCTCAGGGCGCCTCATCTAAAAATGATCAGTCGGGAGGTTATGGCTACGGCAACGCGCCACCAAGCGCGGGTAGCGATAACCGTGTCAAAGGCGGCGGTGGCTATGTCAAAGGCGGCGGTGGCTACGTCCGCACGCAAACTGAATCAGAGCGCAGGGCGCAAAGTAGTGGTGGCGGTGGCGGAAACGATCGCCCAAGCTCTACAGCTAAGGCCACGGCGGAAAAGCCAGCAGAGCCAACGATCAGTCCCGAAGAGCAAGAGCAGCAGCGCATTGCCGCAGAAATCAGAGCAAAGCGTCGTCGTGTTGCTGGATACCGCTCTCTATTATCCCCAACGCGCAACGACAACCTCTCAAGCACGTTAGGCGGCGGCGGGTCCGTATGACAATCAAAAAGCATCAGAACCCTGAAGGCGGCCTGAATGAAGCGGGGCGAAGACACTTTAAAGCAAAGGAAGGCGGAAACTTACGCCGTCCTGTTTCTAGCGGGGACAACCCTCGCCGCGTATCTTTCGCTGCTCGGTTTGCTAATCAGAACCATCCTATGAAAGATGACCAGGGAAAGCCAACACGCTACGCCTTAGCATTGAAGAAATGGGGCTTCTCATCACCGGCAGAGGCTCGCGCCTTTGCAAAACGAAACAAACAGGATAGTTAAATATGGCACGCATCAGCCCGCAGGAAATCATGAAGCGTCAGGAAAAGGCTGATGCTAGAAAGGAAAGTTGGCGCACGATTTACGAGGAGTGTTACGAATTTGCACTGCCTCAGCGCAATATGTATTCGGGTGAATACGAAGGCAAGACAGCCGGCCAGAACAAGATGGCGCGGGTGTTTGATGCTACGGCGATCAACTCTACGCAACGGTTTGCTAACCGCATTCAGTCAGCTCTTTTCCCGCCGTACCGTGAGTGGTGTACGTTAGAGCCTGGCAATGAGATTCCTAAAGAGCGCAGCGCTGAAGTGCGTGAAGCTTTGGAGGTTTATAACACCCGAATGTTTGATGTGATCCGGCAGACTAACTTTGACCTGGCGATGTCGGAGTTCCTGCTGGATCTCTGTGTTGGCACGGCGGTCATGCTGATTCAACCAGGCGATGAAGAGGTGCCGGTTCGGTTTATCCCTGTGCCGCAATACTTGGTCGCTCTAGAAGAAGGTCCGCATGGCACGGTTGATAACGTGTACAGAAAGCTGCGTTTGCGGGGTGAGGCGATACAACGGCAATGGCCAGACGCTAAAATCCCAGCGCAGCTGCAAGAGCGCATTGAGAAAAAGCCAGATGAAGAAATCGATCTGATCGAGGCCACGGTCTTCAACGTGGATGAGGATACCTACTGTTATCACTTGATCCATGCCAAAGACAAGAATGCGGCTAGTGAACTGGTCTATCGTACAATGGACATTTCGCCGTGGATCGTATCTCGATTCATGAAGGTGCCAGGCGAGGTCTATGGTCGCGGTCCATTAGTCACTGCACTACCTGACGTTAAAACGCTCAACAAGGTCAAGGAGCTTGTTCTCAAGAACGCTTCTCTTGCTGTGTCGGGCGTCTATACAGCAGCTGATGACGGTGTACTGAATCCGCAAACTATTCAAATTACGCCGGGTGCGATTATTCCTGTTGCCAGAAATGGCGGAGCGCAGGGTGAATCATTGCGGCCACTACGCGCAGCAACAGACTTCAATACATCGCAGCTGGTCATTAATGACCTGGTGATGAATATCAAGAAAATGCTATACGATGATTCGTTGCCGCCAGACAATATGTCAGCGCGTAGTGCGACCGAGATCGTGCAACGCATGAAGGAACTGTCTCAAAACTTAGGCTCGGCATATGGCAGATTGATCACGGAAGCAATGACTCCAATCGTGCGCCGAGTATTGGTCGTGATGGATCAAATGAACGTGATCGACTTGCCGCTGAAGGTCAATGGCCTCCAGGTCAAGGTCGTACCAACTTCACCACTAGCTCAAGCTCAGAATATGGAGGACTTGGACTCGGTGTTGCAGTTTGCCCAAATCGCTCAAGCGTTTGGTCAGGCTGGGCAAATGGCTATCAACCAAGAAGAAATGTTGACCTATGTTGCCGAAAAGATGGGTGTACCTCAGAAACTTCTGACGTCACCTGAACAAAAAGAGCAAATGATGATGGAGATGCAGCAAATGATGATGGCGCAGCAGCAACAGCAAGCGGCGCTACCAGCTGAACCTCCAGTGTAAGGAGTGACTAAAATGGAAGGATGGGACGGCCTGAGAGAATCAGATAACCGGCACCTACTTGATAAGAAGATTAGCCAGGATGATCTAGACCTGGCTTTCGTTCGATGCTTTTCAAATGAGGCCGGCCAAGAAGTTCTGGAGTATTTGAGGGGGACGACACTTGATCAACCCTCTTGGTATCCGGGAGAAGACCCATCACATGGGTTTGCACGCGAAGGACAAAACTCAATTGTCCGGGAAATCATTAGACGAATCGATCGAGGAAGAAATGCATGAGTGATGCAGCTGAAAACTTAGTTACCGAAAACGAAGACCAGCAAGCGCAGCCTGAAGGCAGCAAAGGAATGCTGAACCCAGCCTTAGAATCAGACACAGATCAGGAGCAGCCCAATGACGCGCCGCACCTGATTGACAACGAGGCATCTGACCCTATTGATGAGTCGATGGATTGGGGAGAGATACCTGAGTTCATGACTGGCTTAGATCAGTTCTGGTCAGACACTGATGGCCCTGATATAGAAGGGCTAGCAAAATCTTATCAAGAGCTGAGAAGCAAGATGTCTGCTGGCAAGCACAAAGCTCCTAAAGATGGGAACTACGACATTGCGTCCCTCAAGGATCATGGCGTTGCAGAAGACGATGCAATGCTCAATGACTTTAGTAAGTTTGCCGCTGAAAGTGGGTTAAGCCAGGACCAGTTCGATCAGATCACATCGATCTACATGAATCATGTCGGTGAGATGCTCGACAAGGTTGAGACTAACAAAGAGGCTGAGATGGCTAGGCTGGGACCGAAAGCCGATAAGATCATCGGCGGTCTTAACCAGTGGCTAACCAAGCTTGGTAATTCAGGTGCCTTGTCATCAGAAGAAGTCGATGCGATTGCGTCTAAGGCTGACAATCGAGACTACATCATGGCTTTGAACAAGATCAGAGAGTCATACGGCGAGCGCTCAATCCCAGATATCTCTATCCAGGAAGGCAACTCTACGACTCTGGAAGATCTCCAGTCAATGCTCAGTGACCCCAAGTACGGCAAGGATATGGGATACACAAACATGGTCGAGCGAAAATTCTACGAATTTCACGGAGAAGCTTGATCTACAGGGCGTCAATCGACGCCCTTCTCTCTATTGGACACACCTTAAAAAATAGTTATATTGCATTAACCGATAACTCTTTCCTGAGCCGGTAACTTGCAGGAACGGCCCACCCTGGACAACCGTGGCGAGTTTGGAAACCTTATTTATTTTTTTATTGAAGGAAGCTACAAATGGCGATTCAAGTATCAAACGCTTTTGTTACGCTTTTCGACAGTGAGGTCAAACAAGCCTATCAGGGTCAACGTATGTTGGCTGGCCTCACACGCGAGCGTAGCAACGTCGAAGGTTCGACTGTTAAATTCCCTAAGATCGGGAAAGGCACAGCGACTATCCGCGTACCACAGACTGATGTAACTCCGTTGAATGTCTCATATTCGCAAGTCACTGCGACTATGTCCGACTTCATTGCGGCAGAATACTCAGACATTTTCAACCAGCAAAAAATCAACTTCAACGAGCGCCAAGAGCTTGTACAAGTTGTGTCAGGTGCAATTGCACGTCGCATGGATCAGGTTTGTCTTGATGCATTAGCGGCAGCGTCTTCTCCAAATACTGTCGGCAACGACATTGGAGGCACAGACTCAAACTTGAACGTAGCCAAAATGCGCGCTGCAAAGAAGGCGTTAGATGCCAAGAACGTACCGGCTGACGGTCGTGTATTGGTTATCCATGCAAATTCTTTGGATTCGCTGCTTGGTGAAACAGAGGTCACGTCTTCTGATTTCAACACTGTGAAGGCTCTTGTCCAAGGCGACATCAACACATTCCTCGGTTTCAACGTGGTAACACTTGGCGACCGTGATGAAGGTGGTTTGCCAATCGACGGATCTAACGATCGCACAGTCTACGCATTCCATCGTGATGCGCTTGGATTGGGTGTTGGCATGGGTCAGACCAGCCGTGTTGATTACATTGCTGAAAAGACCAGTTTCCTGGTTGCTTCAATGTTCTCAGCTGGTGCAGTGTCGATCGATGACGAAGGTATCGTGAACATTACTTGCCGCGAATCATAAGGAGACTGAAACATGGCATATTCAGTAGACGGCTTACAGCCAATTGGCGGCCAGTCAAAAGCTGGCAACGCTCCGCAAATGTGGTCATACACATCTGCTGATGCGATCGCCACAGTGAACACATCAGGCTACTTCAATGATGCAGCTGACTTATTGAAAGTCGGTGATCTGATGTACGTTCGTGACTCAGCTACACCAACAGCGTCACTGGTCATTGTGTTGTCAAACACTGGAACAGTTGTCGACGTTTCTGATGGTACAGCCATCAGCGTTGCTGACGCAGACTAAATAGATCGGCTCCCTCCGGGGAGCCTTTTCTACATGAGGTGACGCATGGCATCAGGTGATACCAAACTGTCCATCTGTTCGGACGCATTGATTCTATTAGGGGCATCGCCTCTTTCGTCGTTTTCGGACGGCACTGACGCAGCGCAGATCTGCGACAGATTATATGATGATTTGAAAGATTCCATTATCGCGTCCTATCCCTGGTCGTGGTCATTTAAGAAAGTGCAGCTATCCCGACTGACATCGACTCCGGCAAACGAGTGGAAGTATCAGTACGCCTTGCCTGGCGACATGATGTCAGGGGTCAGGGCTGTATTTAATACAAGCGCAACCAGTGTTGCTCCAATCCAATACGGATGGGAGATATTTGGCACAAGCTTGAATACAAACGAAGAGACAATCTTTGTTGATTATCAGAATTCAGTAGGCGAGTCGGCCTTGCCTACATACTTTGTGCAGTTGCTTAAATATGCAATGGCAGCAGAGATTGCTGAGACAGTAACGGATCAGATCACCAAGGCTCAGTATTTTGAGCAAAAGGCATTTGGCACAGTTGCTGAGAATCGCCGGGGAGGATACTTCCGGGTCGCGGCTAGCATTGATGGAGCAAACAACTCCAACGAGGCATTCCAAGACTTTACCTTGATTGCGGTGCGCGGATGAGCCGTGTTGTTCAAGTTCAGACCAACTTTACTTCTGGAGAGCTTGATCCAAAGCTGCGTGCGCGTATTGACTTGCAGCAATACTATAACGGCCTAGAATCTGCCACTAACATCATTGTGCAGCCCCAGGGCGGCTTTGTTCGCCGCAATGGAAGCAAGTACATTTCAACACTGCCATCAGCTGCTGGGACAGCTGTGCGAATGGTTCCGTTTGAGTTCTCAGTAGATGACAGCTATATGCTGATTTTTGTGGATCAGCAAATGCACGTCTACAAGGATGGTGAGCTGATCACGGATATCAACGGCAGCGGTAATGACTATCTAAGCGTTTCATTGATTACCAGCTCGGTTATTTCTACAATGTGTTGGGCGCAGTCAGCAGACACATTGATCGTTGTACAAGAAGGGATGGCCCCACAAAAAATTGTTAGGGGCGCGTCTGACTCATCATGGACGGTCAGCACTCTATCTTTTAATTTCGTTCCTAAGCACGCATTCACGATCAGCTCATCCAACCCAGCAGCAACCATTACTCCAGACGCATCGTCAGGCAACATTACGCTCACTGCTAGCAGCTCAGTATTTCTAGCTGCACACATCGATCAGTACATCAATGTGTCACCACAAGGGCGGCTGAGAATCATTGATTACGTTAGCGGCACAGTCGTCAAAGCAATATCAGAGGTGCCGTTGTTCGATACCTCTGCTGTCAGTTCAGGCGACTGGGACTTGGAAACTGGGTACGAAGATACCTGGTCAGCGTCTAGGGGTTGGCCGCGCAGCGCAGTATTCTACGAAGGTCGGTTGTATTTTGGCGGTGCATCATCGCGCCCATCTACAATATGGGGCAGCCGGGTAGGCAACTTTTTTAACTTTGACCCAGGCGAAAACTTTGACGACGCGGCGATTGAAGCAACGCTAGACACTGGCCGATTCAATGCAATCGTTGATTTGTATGCTGGTCGTAATTTGCAGATCTTTACTACCGGCGGCGAGTTCTACATTCCGCAAACTCTGGGTGATCCTATCACTCCGTCCAACCTAGCGGTCCAGGAGCAAACATCTAATGGAGCGAGGGTTGGCATACGGGTAGTTAACGTCGATGGCGCCACGGTCTTTGTACAGCGTCAGGGCAAGGCTTTATCTGAGTTCATATTCTCAGACACAGTACAAGGCTATGTCACAACCAAGATCTCGCTACTGTCGTCGCATTTACTTAAATCTCCATCGGATCTTGCGGTTCGCAAGGCAACATCAACCGATGAAGGAGATCAGCTATTGGTCGTCAACGAAGACGATGGCAGCATCGCTTGCTATACATTGTTGCGGTCCCAGGAAATCATTGCTCCGTCCGAGTGGACGACAGACGGTGACTACCTTGCTGTTGGCGTCGATATCGCGGACACATACGCCGTGGTCAAGAGAACTATCAATGGCAGCGATGTCTACTACGTTGAGGTGTTTGTTGAAGGTTTGACTTTAGATTCTGCGAAGACCGCAACCGTTGGGTCGTCGACTGCATCTGTCTCTGGCCTAGATCACCTAGAAGCAGAGACTGTCAAAGTAGTGAGAGATGGTGTCGTCGAGGCCGACAAGACTGTCAGCAGCGGGTCGATTACTTTTACCGACCCAGCAACCGAGAGTTATACGATTGGTTTGAATTACACACCTACAGTCGTGACGATGCCTGTAGAGCCAAGACTGCCATCTGGTAATATCCGGGGATTCAAGAAGCGGATATTAGAAATCAACAGCGAACACTTTGAATCCCAGGCTGTCACTATTAACGGTGAGCAAGTAGCGTTTAGGCAGTTTGGAGAAGACAATCTAGACCGAGCGGTGCAAGAATTTACAGGCATCAAAAAGACTGGGCCTCTGCTCGGATTTACCAAAGAAGGTAAGATTACAATTACGCAGACAGTGCCGCTCAAGATGAACGTGTTGGCTCTGGACTATAAGGTATCGGTGGGACAGTAATATGGCAGTAATGGCAGGACTAACTACATTACAGATGATCGGGCTAGGATTATCCGCTACTAGCGCACTAGGTCAGATTCAGGCTGGTCGAGCGCAAGCGCAAGCTTATCAGCGTCAAGCCAGAACCGAGACGCTCAAAGCCAAGCGCGCAGAAATCCAATATAAGGAGCAGGGCGTTGAGGTCTTGCGCCGGCTACGCAAGAACCTGGGGACCGTTACTGCAAGAGCTGCGTCAGGTGGCCTAGATCCATATAGCGGCACGGCTCAAGGAATCAAGGACTACGGCACCAAGTTGGGTGTGCGAGAGTATTACATGACAGAAGAGAACGCGGCCTTAAGTATCGCTGCCGGCGACATCAACGCAGCTCAATACAATAGCGCTGCGTCTCAGGCTAGACGCCAGGGTTTATATAGTGCGATCGGAACTATGGGTATGGCAGTCGCATCGGTCGGCACTCTTGGATCAGCTCCGTCTAATGTCGGCGGCTTTGCAGGAGGCGGCAGTGTTACAGGAGCTGTCCAGAATACTTTTTATCCTACAGCTAGTAGCCTGGGGATGCCTTCAATGATTCCTGGAGGCTTTTAAATGGTCATGCCGATCTATCAGAAAGCAGGAATCCAGTCTGCATCAATCCCTCAGATGACCACCGTCGGTATTCAAGAAGCTGGGCGCACAAGTCAGGTTTTGTCCCAGCAGTTAGATCGCCTGTCTAACTTTGCGTTTCGTCAAGCAGAGGTCGAGGCTAAAGTCACAGGTCGTGAGTACGGCGCGCTCAACGCACCATCTGCCCAGCAGCTAAAAGATGCAATCGCACGCGGTGAAGACCCAGCAAAACAAGTACCTGGTGACAAGACGACTGTGTTTGGTCAGACAGCTAGGGAGGCCGCGTTATCGTCTCTGACTACGTCAATGGAGATCGAAGCCAGAAAGTCTGTTACCGAGATTCAAACCGCATATGAAAAAGGCGAGATCACGTTAGACGACATGGGAACTCGGCTTCAGCTTTTAGCAAGTTCTCAATCTGAAATCCTGCGCTCCATTGACCCGCTCGCAGCGCAACAGTTTTCTGCGTCAATTGGACTTAGCTCTAACTCAGCGTATTTGGCAGCGGCTAAACAAGAAGCTGTCGCTGCAAAGAAAGACTTAGAAATTAGTTACCGCGCTGGAGTTGATAACGTCATTAGATCAGCAGAAACAATAGTCAGGGCTGGGCCGCAAGTTAATGAAGAAACAAAAGAAGTTGTTACTGTTGACCAAATGATCGAGGCATCAAGGGACAAGATCCTTGAATACGCTATGCAAATCGACGACCCATCTTTCGCAAAACAAGCGATAGCAGACTTAGATAAGGCTGTGTCTGACGCCAAGATTGGTGTTGTGATGGATGAGGCAATGTTAAAGCCTGGCGTTGCGCTCAACATATTGAAAGGCGGCACCGAAAAGTTTGAGGACAAAGAGGTCCAGGCGACATTTGACATATTAACAAATCAAGAGCGCAGAACTCTGTTTGGTGAGCTGAACGCAGCTCTGTCTAACAAGTTCAGCCTGGAGTCGCAAGCCGAATCAGCAAAAGAGAAGAAAAGGATTAAAGAGTCAAATGAGCTACAAGCTAGCTTTACAGTAGCGTTCCTTAACGGCGAAAGAGAAGAGATGGAGTCTATTCTTTTGGAGCTGAAGAAAAAAGATCCTACGGCTTGGGCGTCTAAGTCTGAGGTGGCAGCGACTACAGCGGGAATTGATAAACCGCAAGTTGTTCGCAACCTAGAGGTTTTGTCGCTACGCAACCAGTTGACGCAAGGTGATGTTGATAGCGCCTTCAATGACGGCGACCTCAGTATCTCTTCTTACAAAACCTTTATGTCAGATATTAAGGCGCAAGAAAATCAGTCTTACACCAAGGCGATTACTTTCTTGAAAGGTGCGCGCGGGCTGCCTGATCAACCATTATTCAACGCAGCTGGCGTCAATAGAATCGCGCAGCAAGAAGTTGCTAAGATCCAGAACGAGCTAATCATTGCTATGGATGCAAACCCAGGTATAGATGCGCTTCAGTTTGTGCGAGACGCAATCAGGGATCTGGAAGGCAGCGGTGATGACCTGGCAAACGACTCCTTGAGGCGTTCAGCAGAGCAGCTGGGTGATGAGCTGAGGACGATATCTAGTTTGCAGAACCTATCTGCTCAAGAGCTGTTAGATGCAATTACTAATAACCCAGGCTTGTATCCAAATGAAGCCAGGCGCACACAGGCAATAGACAAGCTTTTACCATTACTGATACGAATCGAGGCGCAACAATGAGCAATACATTTGATGACGCGCTGACTCAAGGCTTCAACAGAATGTCATCTGGCTCTAATGAGTTTGACCTAAGTGTTGGCGAAGACGGCATGACTACTTGGGTTCCGAGAGCTGTCGAGCCGACGAGAGCCGAGATCGCCGAGTCTCCAGAGGTTACATCCGTTGAACCAATGATTGGAGCAACAGGTCGACCCGACCCAAGTTATATGCTCGGCAGGGCAGAGCTTCCAGTGGAAGAGCAAAAGAAAATATTTGAGCGTGAAGCGTTTCAGGCAATTGGCGCTCCACTAGGTTTCACAACATCAGTGCTTTTGACTTTGCCCGACTTAGTCAGTCTCCCGCCATTGATTGCAGCTGGCATGATTACAGCAGACGAAGGCAAGAAACTAGAAGGCGTCCTAGAAATGCTGAAGCTGGTTCCGTCTGCAATGGTTGGGGAAAAGCTAAAAGAGCAAGGGAAGAACCTCGGCTTTAGCGATGAGCAAGTCGAAGCGTTCGGCGAGGGCTACCTCGGCGGAGAGCTGTCATCGATTGTTGTCAATGCAATACCTGGAGCCAAGCAGCTGCTTAAAGGCGCCAAGTGGTTAAAGGATTCCGCCGTGGATTACGCAGCTGGCGCGCCAGCGCGTGTGGCAGAGCGTGGCACTGGTACGACATTGCGCTCTGGGTTTGACCCAACAGAGCCAGTCGACGATGTGATCGTAGGCGTTCAAAAGTTGCTAGGGGAGACTCAGGACGACGCTTTCTATGTAGGCGTTCGGCAAAGTGATGAAGTTAAAACCGCAGCTCAAAACGAAGTAAAAACTATTGCTCAAGGCAAGGGAAACACCCGGCCAAAAGTTGATGATGTTGCAGATTACTTCAACAATCAGCACCAGCAAATCTATGGTAGAAAACTAAATCCAGATGATGACGCCGACTTTTCATTAGCGGTAACAGACGCAGCAAATGAAATTAGATATCAACTTGGGCAAGGCACTTCCGGCAAGGGCTGGTATGACAATGATGTTAGACAGACCTTTGAGAATTTATCAAAGATCCCTGGTTTAGAGAGACTTGCTGACGATGAAAGTTTAAGAGTCCTGTGGACTGCTTTAGCGGCGCCAACATCTATTGGCCAGAAGGTAGATCCAGGAAACACCAAGGCGGCCACGGCTGCATTACTTGGCTACCTTAGAACAGGTTCTGTACCATTTAATCCGCCAGCCCCAGGTGCCGTAACAGAAGGCATTAAGGGTGCTGGATGGGGAGCCAAGCAGCAATCGGTTGCTGCTGGCATGAAAGTCATTAAGTATCTGGTCGAAACAAAAGGAGTTGACGGGTTTGCCGATTGGTGGTTATCTCCGCATACTCTTAAAGAGCTAACAGATATACGGAAGGCAGCTGGCCTAAGCAGCGGACCAAGTGGAGTAGGTGGTGGTAAAGACAGCTTACACCTTGGGTCGATGATACTTGGCGACAAGACGGGTAAGTACAGCTTGAACCTTAATGGGTATCAAGCAACAACCAAGGATTCTTGGTTCAGTAGATCGTACAATCGTCACTTTGGCAGCATGAAAAATCCTGATGGTGGGCTGGCGGAAGCGCCTAGAAATCTTCAGGAGCGCGCCCGCATGGAAGAGTTTGTTTCCAGGGTCATTGATGACTTAGGTGACGGAGATCTTTCAGAGCAAGATACTCAGGCCGTTCTGTGGTTCTTTGAGCAAAACTTATATACTGATCTTGGCGTACCATCGCGACCAGGGTCTTTTTCAGCAGCATCGGAGAAAATACAAAATGAGTTACGACCAGGAGTTCGCGGAAGCGATGAAGTTGAAGCTGGAGTTGAACCGGCAAGCGAGGGACTCACAGACTTCAGAAGTGTCGGAGCCAAGCAGCGCACCGTCCGATCAGGGCGCCGACCTGGACCCGAGGGAACAGGCGATAGCCAAAACCTTGGAGCGACACCCGGGCCTTACGCGCGAGCGAGTGCTGAAGGGGATGGAGGAGATGGGCTTTTAGTCCTTAATCCAGACCCTGTGTCAGCCCGTCAGTACGAAGCTGCCGGGTTATCTGTCCCCGTCGTCAAAGAAGTTCCAAAGACAGACGCTGTCACCTATAACCAGGAAATGACAGCTGCTATGGCTGGCCGAGCTGACGCGGCGCAAGTCGACATTAAATCTGCGGAAGAGCTATCTGAAGCAAGATTATTCAGAACCGAGAACGGCAGCGGATTTGCCATTAAACCTGATGGCGATATTGTGGCCGTCTTTGCATCAAAGTCAGAGCCTTCAGGCGGTGGTTACTCAATGCTCCAAGCCGCAGTTCAAGCCGGCGGCAAAAAGCTAGATGCATTTGACACATATCTTCCTGCGATTTACGAAACTGCTGGTTTTAGGCCAGTAGCAAGAGTTCGCTGGAATGACGAATACGCACCGCCTAATTGGAATAAAGCTGACTTTGCTGACTTCAATAATGGCGAGCCTGACGTTATCCTGTTTGTACATGATCCAAATTATTTTGGCGGCAAAGTAGATATTCCGTCATTTGATGATTTTGACGAGGCAGCTAAGATTCAAGATGCCGAGGTCCAGAAGATAGGGTCGAAATCTAATCAGACCCCAGGAGACACTCAGTGATCGAGCAGAAGATAAACGATAAAGTTGAAGACACGATCGTCGCCGCACTGGAGACGAAAGCGCTCAAGACCAATGAAGCAATTGATCCTGTTGTTGATCAAATGCAAGCCGAGGATGCCACCACTGAGGCTACCTACCAGCCCGATGCCTTAGAGCCAGAAGACGACGTCATTGCTAATCCAGAGCCTGTACAGGTTGCTGGCCTTGGGTCAGTAATTAAGTCTGGACTAGAGGCAGTTAAGGACAGGGCGCTAGAGGCTGAGAAGCGCGTCACAATGGATGCTGCTCCACCTCCACCGATTCAACAGGTTGGCCGGACAATCGTCGTGGCGCCAGCAGACCCAGATGAGCTAAGGCTAATCAATGAACAGCTCGGCGGTGAATACGCGAAAGGATTAAACTTCCCAGCTATCTTTGAGGCTGGCGGTGAGTTTGATGCCGCTGACTACCTGGCAAAGTTTAAGGACGCAAACCAAGGACTGTTTGAAAAGGCTCGGCGCGGAACGATCACCTTTGAGCAAATGATGGTCATGGCCCAAGAGCGCGGCTTAGACCAGGTTGTGTTTGATCTAGCAAAACGCCAGCCAGGCGATGTGTTACCGCCAGAAGATTTCCTAGCGGGAATGTTGGCGTACAGTCAATTGATCAAGCAATCTCGGTCAGCGTTTTCTGAGGCGTTCCAAATGCCAACTGGCCCAGAGCGTGAAGCAGCAATGATGGCTGCCTTACAAATGGCGACGGTTAGTGGTCGGGTAGCAGAGAATCTATCTGGCACTGTCTCCGAGGCAGCGCGCACAGTGCAGCTAGCCGGAGAACTACAGCGTCGCGGAGTGCCATCAGTTATTGAAGAGCTGACTTTATTCGGCGCCAAGACCTCGCAAGATATTGAATATGTCGGACGCCATTACCTGGCAATCACAGACCCGTCTGCACAAATGCGTTTTATTAAAAAGGCAACAAACGCTAAGTCTATGGATGTGATCACGGAAGTTTGGATTAACGCAATCCTGACATCACCTGTGACGCACATGGTTAACATCGCCGGCAACGCGACCTACATGGCGATGAATGTGCTAGAGACTTTTGTCGCGTCTGGCTTTGGCAAGCTGCGCTCTACGGTCACGGGCAACAAGGACCGTGTCAGAGCTAGAGAAGGCTTGGCTCAGTTAGAAGGAATGCGAGCTGGATTGACTGACGCATTTATGATGGCCGGCAAAACAGCATTGACCGAAACCCCATCTGACCTCGCGTCGAAAATAGACGTCAGGACTCGCAGAGCGATCGGCACAACTGGCGATCCACGGAAGATGTTTGACGACGGCGCTATTTCTGGAGCGGTCAATGCTTTTGGAATATACGCCAGGTTAGGCGGTAGGGCTTTGCTTGCAGAAGACGAGTTCTTTAAGGCGATCGGTGGACGGGTCACTCTGTATCAGATTGCATCCATGCGTGCGTCTGATATGTACGAAATGACAATCAAGACTGGCGGCTCAGTAGAGGATGCTAAAAAGGCTTATGCCCTGGAGCGCGCTAACGTCATTAACAACCCTTCTGAGGACGTCAAGAGGTCTGTCGTTGAGGCGGCTAGAGACATGACGTTCCAGGGTGACTTAGATGGTTTCCTTGCTCAAATGCAGGGCGCGCTCAATCACCCGATAGCAAAACTGTTTGTGCCGTTCTTTAAGACCCCGGTCAATGTAATGAAGGCAACGCTAGAGCGCAGCCCGGCAATGCTTGTGTACCCTGGCTTTTATAAGAAGCTAGCAGCCGGTGGTCGAGAGGCAGACGTTGCTGTAGCTAAAGCAGCAATGGGTTCCGCTATCTTTGGATCGTTTGCGTATGCGGCTTTTGGCCTAGATGGAGAAGACCAGTCAATACGGATCTTTGGAGCTGGACCGTCTGATAAAGAGGCAAGGGCTGCAATGCGCCGCCAAGGGTTCCAGCCATACTCGATCAACATCAGGCAGGAAGACGGCACCTACAAGTCAATCACATATTCTAGGTTCGACCCTATCTCTGGCGTATTAGCAATGGCTGCTGATTTTGCGTACTACGCTCAGTATGAAACAAACCAAGAGACTCTAGATGAGATGGCTATGGCCATGTCTGTTGGCCTGGCTGAATACTTAATTGAAATGCCATTACTCCAAGGGCTTTCTGAAATCCAGTCTGCAATGCAACGTCCATCAGGTGCAGAAAAATTTGATGCACTGTTTGGGCTTCTTGGAGAAAAGGTGACAGAGGCTGCGCTGACACTAGCTCCAACTGTCAGCTCCTTTACAGCTGGTGTCACCAGGCAGATCGACACGCAAGCAAAGAACACGATGTTGCCATCCGAAGGATTCCTAGGTGAAGACGTTACAACGCTGCCAGCATTTGCCAGAGGATTCTATTCTGCATTGCAAAAAGCCAAAGCTAGGAACCCGTTCTTCAACAAGGATTTGCCGCCAAAGCTTAATGAGTGGGGCGAAGAGTTAACTGTAGGCACTGGCGTTTGGTGGGAGTTCTGGTCACCTGTTAGAATCAAGGACGCAAAGTTTAGCGTTGTCGACAAAGAGATGATGGATCTAGGCGACGGCATCAGCAGGACACCTCAGAAGATTGACGGCGTACTACTCAATGCAGAGCAGTACAACAAGTGGATTCGCACTACAAACTCAATGGATCAGTTTGGACGCCTACCAGGGGGCGACAATTATGACCCTGAAGGAACGGTCTTGATCGCACTAGAAAACATTATCAAGAGTCCTGAGTATGCCGAGCTTCCGACAAAAGCCGACAAGATGAAGGTCATTAGAAATATCCACAGCAACTACAGGTCAGCTGCTCGACAGTTGTTAATTCAAGATGACGCACAGCTGAGATTGAAAGTCAATTCAGTTCAGTGACGTTTTATGGTACAAAGAGATTACTTTAGCCGGAGATAGAAATGGCTGACTTTAACATTAACGCAGTAGCAAGAAAGGTTTCGTTTACTGGCGCTTCAGGCGTTGGTCCGTATGCCTTTTCGTTTGAAATTCTAGACGACGATGATGTTGCAGTTTATTTCAATGAGACGGTATTAACTAAGACAACAGACTATTCGGTCACCATCAACGCAAACGGCACCGGATCAGTCACGTTAGTTGTTAACGTAGGCGGTAACGTCCCGGCGACTCCAGATGCTGACGACCTGGTCATCATTGTTGGTGCTAGAGATATTGAGCGCACCACTGACTTTGTGACGGCTGGTGATCTCAAGGCGTCAGCTCTGAACGAGCAGCTTGATGCTCTGACCATCTTTGTACAGCAAATCGCTGAAGAAACCGCCAGGTCAGTCAAAGCTCCGGTCTTTGACCCGACCGGCATTACCATGATTCTTCCAAAGAAAGCCGATCGCGTGAATGCGTTCCTGTCTTTCGACGCAAATGGTGATGTTGCTGCTGCCGTTCCTTCAGATGACGTGACGACCCTGGCAGAGGTTGCGACAGACATTAAGACTCTGGCTGACATCGAGGATGGCACCGACGCAACGGATGCCATTCAAAACGTGGCAGCGATTGCGTCGGATGTCACAGCAGTAGCAGCCGTTGATGCCCAGGTTGCATTGCTCGGTACAGCAGACGCTATTGCCGACATGAATACGCTCGGTACTGCTGCAATTGTGGCAGACCTGGATGCAGTTGCTGATAAGGTGACAGAGATCGGGCGTCTCGGTACAGCTGATGCAGTCGCCGATCTAGCAACCCTTGGCACAGCAGATGTTGTTGCTGACATGAATACACTTGCGACCGCAGCGATTGTCGCAGACATGGACGCTCTTGCAAATGTCACCTCAGAGATGGCGCTGCTCGGTACAGCAGATGCCATTGCAGACATGAACACGCTCGGCACAGCAGACGTTGTGGCGGACATGAATACCCTGGGGACAGCAGACGTAGTTGCTGACATGAACACGCTTGCAACGGCGGCAATCGTTGCAGACATGGATGCACTTGCAGATATCACCAGTGAGATTACGACTGTGTCAGGCGACTCGGCTGACATCCAGGCGCTGGCTGCCAAGACAACCGAGATTGGGCTTCTTGGAACTGCTGACGCAATTGCTGACTTGAATACTCTGGGTACAGCTGATGTCGTCAGTGACATGAACACACTGGCAACAGCTGCCATTGTCGCTGACATGAACACCCTGGCAGATCGCGCCGCAGACATGGCAACCCTTGCCGACATCGAGGACGGCACTGTTGCGACGACAGCGATCTCAGGCTTGGCTGCAATCGAGACAGAGATCCTGGCGCTGTATGCAGAGCTTGCGTCAATTGCGACGAAGGTCAGCACCACTGGCGACACAATGACAGGTGACCTGATCCTCAATACCACTGGTGCATTGACACTGCCAGTCGGTACAGAGGCACAGCGTCCTACTCCAGTGAAAGGGATGTTCCGGTTCAACGATGACTCGGATGCCTTTGAAGGATACGACGGAGCTGCATGGGGAGCTGTCGGAGGTGGTAACACGGCTGTCGTCGGATGGGAAAACCAGATCACAGTGTCTGAGGATTACACGATGACAACAGGTAACAACATGGTAAGTGCGGGGCCGATCACGATTGACACAGGCTACACCGTAACAGTACCAACAGGATCAAGATGGGTGGTGGTGTAAGATGGCACTAGAACTAAACGGAACAACAGGCGTATCGCTTGTACAGGATGGGGTTGTCGGGTTAGATGCGTTATCCGGTGCTGTAAAAGCTGGATTAAATATTCCACTTACGGTGCTTGTTGTTGCTGGTGGTGGCGCTGGAACGCATGACCAAGGCGGTGGTGGTGGCGCTGGTGGTCTGGTCTATCACAGCACTGCGGTTATTGCCCGTGGCGCTAGCTATACAATTTCAATCGGCGCTGGTGGTGCCACTAGCACAAGTGGTTCTGATGTTAATTCAGGGTCAAACTCTACATTTGGTGCAATTACGGCTATCGGAGGAGGTGGCGGTGGGGGTCAATCCGCAAATCCTGAAAGTGGTGGATCGGGCGGTGGGGCAAGAAGACCGACAAATACTACATCAACAGGGGCTTCCGGAACACAATCAAACTCTGGTGGTGGAACAGGTTTTGGAAACAATGGCGGTGATGCAACAACTTTCTCTGGAGGAGGCGGAGGTGCTGGTGAAGCTGGTAATACTGACGGCCAATCTTACGGAGGCGACGGTATAGATTACAGTTCAACCTTTGGTTCATCTGTGGGTGATTCAGGCTTTTTTGCGGGAGGCGGTGCTGGCGGTAACAATACTGTTGTGTCTGGAGGCACAGGTGGTGGTGGCGATAATGGCGGAGATAGCTCTGGAACAGTCGGGCAAGCTGGAAGCCCTAACACAGGTGGTGGTGGCGGTGGCGCAGGAGACGGTGCAAAAAATGGTGGGGCCGGTGGTTCTGGGGTTGTTATTGTGCGCTACGCAACAGACTACGAAATCACGGTTGGCTCTGGATTGACTGCTTCTACTTCAGTTGTAAACGGCAAGAACCAGACAGTTATTACTGCCGGTACAGACACGATAAGTTTCGGATAAGGTTAGGAAGATGGCACATTACGCATTTTTAGATGAAAACAATGTTGTGACCGAAGTCATCGTTGGTAAAGACGAGTCTAACTTTGATTGGGAACAATATTATGCAATGAAGCGTGGGCAGATTTGTAAGCGCACAAGCTACAACACTGTTGGAGGAATACATTCCAACGGCGGCACTCCATTCCGCAAGAACTATGCAGGGGTCGGATATACCTATGACGCTGATCGTGACGCATTTATATCTCCACAACCTTTTGCATCATGGACACTGAATGAAACAAGCTGTCTTTGGGAGCCTCCTGTTCCACGCCCAACTGATGGTAATCGGTATGATTGGGACGAAGACACAACCAACTGGGTTGAGGTAACAGAATGAGTAAGGTAGCAATCCAAGGCAACGCATCGGGAACTGGCACGTTCACCATTGCCGCACCCAACAGCAATACAGACCGCACACTGACGTTGCCTGATGAGGCGGGGACGGTGTTGACGAGTGCGTCATCTATCCCTGTTGCTAATCTCGACTCTGCTGTTGGGATTACTGGTGCAGACATGTGGCGAATTAGCACTGACTTTAGTCCTTCAAATAGCTCCTTTCAAATAGTGCCAAACAACTGGGAAAGAGTGGACACACACGGTTTTTCTAAAATTGGTACAGGAATGACTGAATCGTCTGGAGTATTCACATTCCCCTCTACTGGAATATGGAAAATTACGGCCCATGCTGGATTTTATGCAACTTCTGGTAACGCATATATTTCTGTTTCTATTGCCACTACAGTAGATAACGGGTCTAACTGGAACATAACAGCGGCTAAGTACAATAACTTAGCAAGTGGTGAAAGTTATCAATCTCCAGTTCCTACAGAGTTTATTTTTGATGTAGAAGATACATCAACGCACAAGGTCTCCATGTATGTAAGAGCCGCCGCAGGAAACGGGGGGGCTGGAGCCATATTTACAGGGGACAGTCAAGACAGTAGAACATCAATGGTATTTATCAGACTAGGAGAAACCTAATGGACTTTACACAAAGAGCATTAAAAGCCCTGCGTCCTGATACTCCTAACTGGTATGGATGGGCAAAGGTTGACGCAGACGGGAACACAATTCCAAACGATCAGCGTATGTGTTGGGAACACGCCATTGTTATTCAGGACGGTGTAACCAAGCCAACCAAAGAAGAATTTGATGCCAAGGTAGCAGAACTACAAGCACAGTGGGACGCAGACAATGCACCATACAAACTGGATCGTGCATCAGCCTACCCATCCATCGCAGACCAACTGGATCAGATTTACCATGAAGGCATTGACGCATGGAAGACTACCATTGCGGCTGTTAAAGCGGAGTATCCAAAGCCATGAGCGAAATCCTTGTAAACACAATCAAGAAAGCTGACGGCACGGGTAGCATCACGGTTCCTGCGGAGACTGGTACGGTGTTGACGAGTGCGAGTAGTATTACTCAGAACAGCGGCCCTGCGTTTAGTGCTTATGCTACATCTGCACAATCTATTTCTAACGGGTCGTTTACTAAAAT